ACATAGCCGTTTGACCGTCCGCCGGACTGTTGCCCGGAACGGCACACACAGGCGGGACGGTATCCATCAGTACGGGTTTCTGTGTTTAACCCTTCACTCTTTTGATTCCCCTTATCCAGCGCGGGATGGACGTCATACGCGCCACAATACTTTTACCTTTAGTGATGCTCACTTGGAGGGCGCATGATTCAGGATGCGTATTACGACGCTGTGCGCAAGCTGCTGGCTAGTGGCGATGCTGGCAAGGTGATCGTCAGCGTTGGCTTTGGCTCTTCGGGGGCAACAAACGCAACGCAGCTTACCGACGCTGTCATTGTTCCGGTGGAGTCTATCAGCTTTGATGGGACGAATCCGCGTAAGTTGCTCGTGAATTGGAAGCTGCCGCGCCATATGGCTAATGGCTTGGCTATTCGGGAAATCGGTCTTTTGACCGCTGACGGCACCGTGATTGCCCGGCGCACCCGAAGTGCCATTGAAAAAACAACAGATATGGAGCTTGGCGATATCTGGGAACTGGATGTGTAAGGAGTCATAATGTCCAATTTACCTACTCCCGAGAACCCTGCATGGCCGGATGTGTATGAACTGTCCGTTGATGACCCTGTAGCTGGTGGCCCCGATGGTGTGGACAACCGTCCGCATAAAGAATTGTTGGAACGAACTGAATACTTGAAAGCGCAGGTTGACAAGGTCAGTACCGCCATTGAAAATCAAGAGATCCGCCTTGCTGCCGTGGAAGGTACCAGTGCGGTTACGGTTTCCCGTGCGCAGGAACTGGCATGGGCCGAATCGGACGAGGGTTTCAGCTTTGAAATGTTCGGCGATACTACCCACACATGGCGTAATGTTGACGACGTAGCCGTTACCTGCACTGTGGCCGGGGATGATTCCGTGGATGTTGAATCGACCAGCGGGCTGAAGGTTGGTTCGTCCTATGTTATTTTCGGTGATGAAGAGGCCGAAACTGTGGTTGTGGCTGAAATCTTTTCGCCCACTCGTTTCAGGGCTGAATCCGCACTTACTAAGGATCGTGAATCCGGCACATTAAGCTTAACCAATTGGGATGTCCGATCCGGTTATGCCATAGCCCCGGATGACGGTGTCTTTTATTCCAAGCCCCTTGATGTGCTTCGCTACTGGGATGATGGCGTGTTTGTGATTCGGCGCGATGCGGGTGACGCTATTGTCTCTGTTGCCGCCCGAAATGTTGGTGAAGCACAGTGGCATGATGCCGAGCTTGTCGAAAGTAAGCAGGCTGCATCCGGTACTCGTGATGAACGTTACCGCGTTCCTGTTGGCGGTGTTGTAGAACTGCGTATTTCTGTTGCACATGGGGTGAGTTCTAAAGATGTCCGGGTTGAACACATGGTGCTTCTGACCTCTCCCAAGGCTGGACGCGCCGATAGTGTACGCCGCCCTGTTAATATTACTCCCGCCAATGAATCCACGGGTATTATGGAAACGCCCACGTTGACGGGCGACGCGTACCGCAGTCTGTACGGCCTCGCACAGGATGGTGCGGAATTCCGTGTTGCCAGTGACAAGGCCTTCTCGAATATAATCTATATGGGAACAGAAGCAGGCACAGTCGTGTCACATCAGGTTGCTGCGGGGCAGCTTGTGACGGACAGTGTGTACTGGTTCCAGTGCCGCTATAAGGACAGCGAAGGCGCATTCTCTCCGTGGTCTGAGCCCACTGCTTTTGCAACTGGTTCTGTGTTTGAGTACGTGGAGCAGCCTATCAACGTAGCTCCTGCCGAAGGCGCTACCAATGTTCCTCCGTGTCCCACTCTCCAATCTGGTGCATTCAAGGCTGTTGGCGGTGAAGATACGCACTCTGCCTCACAATGGCAGGTAGCGACGGACAATCGATTTACCAACATTGTCTATGATTCTACCGAATGTGCCGATTTGCTCTCGCATACTGTCGCAAACGCTCTGATCTTGGATCAGAAACATTATTTCCGTTGCCGTCATAAAGGTACTTCCTTTGGCTGGTCTGCGTGGAGCATCCCTTCCATGTTCACCCCGCACGAAGTGACGTTGCCGCTTGGTGATTATTGCGGTGGCACCGTCGATGCTGATGGAAAGGGCGTCGTGTTTGCCACCCCAGGTACATATACTTTTGTTGTTCCTGATGGAGTAACCGAAGTATGTGCAGTCGCCGTTGGCGGAGGCGGTGCTGGAATGGGCTACAGTGGCGGCAGCGGATGGGGCGGCGGAGGTGGCGGACTGCGTTGGATAAACAATATTCCTGTTGTCCCCGGCGAGTCCATCCCTGTGGTTGTTGGAGCTGGTGGGGTAGCTGTTTTAGAGAGTGCGCCTGGGGGCGGTTCTTCAAGTTTCGGCATGCACATCACCGCTCATGGCGGCGGTGGTGGACATTGGGACGACCCAAAGAAGGGACAGGGCGGCGGTGGCGTCGGTGGTTCTGGCGGCAAGGGTGGAACTTCTTTTGATGCGAGTGGCGGTGGTGGCGGTGCTGGTGGTTACTCAGGCCAAGGCGGGGATACCGGAAAGGCCGGTGCCATTTACTATGCGGGTGGCGGTGGTGGCGGTGGCGGTGCCAGCCAATGTTCAGGCGGTGGTGGCGTAGGTCTCTACGGGGAAGGAAATTCCGGTTCTGCGGGATATAGCAGTGATGGAATGTTCTACGGCGGAGGAGGCGGCAGTAATGGAACAAAAGGTGGTGATACCGTCAATAATACATATTTACGTGGCGGTGCTGGAGGGAAATACGGCGGTGGCGGCGGTGCTGGCAGTAGAAAGGTTGGTGGTTCCGGTGGTGACGGTGCTGTTCGCATTATGTTTGGGGCCAGTCGATCATTCCCTAATAACGCAACACTCGTACCTGCGGAGTAATTATGTTTGCACGCATTGATCAAAATACCTGTGTCGAGTTCGTCCATGCTGACCCTGCTGGAAGGTACCACCCTGAAATAATCTGGATGGAAGTACCTGAGGCTCTGAAACCATATGTCGACGCTGCTTACTGTGTTCGGGAGGGCTCTATTCAACCTCCCAGCCTTGAGTATCTAGCAAAACAACTTAAAGCCCGCGTAAAAGCTCGCCGCCAGAAGGCAGAAGCCTCCGGCACCATACTGAACGATATGGTCGTAGAAACTGACCGAGAATCTCAGGCCATGCTTATAGGTGCGGTAGAGCACATGCGCCGTAATCCTGATGCGACCCTTAAATGGCAGATGCCGGATCTTTCCTTTGTTGAGTTGGATAAAGCGCAGATTGACGCGCTGGCTGATGTGGTTTCTGCACATGTGCAGGCATGTTTTTTCCGGCAGGCTGAAATATGCACCTTGATTGAGGCGGCTGGAACGTCAGAAGCCATGCTTGCGGCATATAACGATAACTTTGACACCGGCTGGCCCGGACAGGAGGCATAATGCCTGAACAATTTTTACATGGTGTGGAAGTCGTTGAAATAGATGCGGGGCCGCGTCCTATCCAGACGGTAAAATCATCCGTAATCGGCATTGTCGGCACTGCGCCTGATGCCGATGCAACGGTGTTCCCGCTGAATACCCCTGTACTGATTGCCGGTAGCCGTTTGGAAGCGGCCAAGCTCGATACCACGGGCAATAACTCCGGCACCCTGCCTGCCGCGGTGGATGCCATTATGGATCAGTGCGGCGCGATGGTCGTTGTTATCCGCGTCGATGAAGGGGCTAACGAGACGGCCACGATTACCAACGTGGTTGGTGGAGTGAATGAAAACGGCCAATATGAAGGCGTTCACGCCCTGCTTGCTTCCAAGTCGGTACTTGGCTTCACTCCTCGCATTCTGCTTGCCCCTGGCTTTACCCACCAGCGGCCCGAGGATGCCGAGAACCCCGGCACCTTCCTAAAAAATCCCGTTGCTGCAGAGCTTGAAGGCATCGCGGATCGTATGCGGGCTGTTTGTATCGTTGATGGCCCGAATACCAACGATGCCGCCGCGATTTCGGCAATCGGTGATTACGGTACGTCCCGCGTCTACATGGTTGACCCGTGGGCAAAGGTGTACCGCAACGGCGTGTTTGTGTCCGAGCCTGCAAGCGCCCGCGTTGCCGGTGTTATTGCACGAACGGATAATGAAAAGGGCTTTTGGTGGTCGCCTTCCAACAAGGCTATCTACGGTATTTCCGGCACATCCCGCCCTGTTGATTTCACCCTGGGCGATGCCAATTGCCGCGCCAACGCCCTGAACGAAAAGAAGGTTGCCACCATCATCAATGAAGGCGGTTACCTCTTGTGGGGCAACAGGACCGCGTCAACCGATCCGAAATGGATGTTCCTTTCCGTGCGTCGTACTGCAGATATGATCAATGAAAGTCTGCTCCTGGCGCATATGTGGGCCGTGGATCGGAATATCACGAAGACCTACATTGAAGATGTGGTTGAAGGGGTGAACGCCTATCTTCGCCACCTGAAAGCCGTTGGTGCAATCCTTGGCGGTTCCTGTTGGGCCGATCCTGAACTGAATACCCCTGATCAGATTGCCCAGGGCAAGGTGTATTTCGACTTCGACTTTACCCCGCCGTACCCTGCCGAGCATATCACGTTCCGTTCCCACCTGGTTAACGACTACATTTCGGAGGTATTTGCCTAATGGTTGCTAGCGAGATTTTGAAGTCGTTCGCGGTGTTCGTGGACGGCCGAGGCTATGCCGGTGAAGTGCAGGAAATCCAGTTGCCCAAGCTGGCGCTGACCACGGAAGATTTCCGCGCCGCTGGCATGGACGCCCCTGTAGCTATCGAAACGGGCATGGAAAAGCTTGAATGCTCAATTGTAACCCCCAAGCAATGCGCAGACCTGCTTACCCAATTCGGATTGACAACCGGCGCGGATACGCAGTTGACCGCGCGCGGTTCGCTGGAATCCTTCGACGGCACCGTTACGCCGGTAGTTGTCCAGCTTCGGGGCCGCCTGCGCTCCATTGAACTGGCAGCCTGGAAGATGGGGGAGGTGGGCACGTCCACCTATACCTTTGACCTCACGTACTACAAGCGTGAACAGGGCGGCACCGTGCTGCATGAAATCGACGTAATTAACATGGTGCGGAACATCAACGGAACGGATCAGCTTGAAGCCCGGCGCAATGCCCTGGGTAAGTAGAAAAGGTGAATCATGCATACGACGATCGAACTTGAGTACCCCGTAATCTTCAAAGGGGCGGAAATCGCAACCTTGAGCATGCGCCGCATGAAGGTGCGGGATCAGATTGCTGTTGCCAAGCAGGGTGGCATTGATGCGGAGCAGGAAGTCCGCCTGTTCGCCAACCTGTGCGAGGTGGCCCCCGAAGTGATTGAAGGCTTGGATTTCAAGGACTACCGCAAGGTACAGGATGCATACCGGGGTTTTTTGTCCTAGATGAGCGCTCCACCCGGCAATGTGTTTTGCTCCTGGCACATTATACCGGGTGGGGCCTCTCTGAAATCCATGAAATGTACTTTGAAGAGCTAATGCAATGGGTTAACGCCCTGCCAAAGGGAAACAATGGCTGATAAGCGTAAATATTCTGCAGTTATTGAGGTGGGTGCCGCTGTGGCCGGGTCCATGCGTTCCGCAATGCGGACTGTGCGCGGTGATTTGTCCGGCGTTGGTGACTCCATCCGAGAACTGAAAGACAAGCAGGATAAGCTAAACGCCTATGATCCCAAAGGAGTGCGGAAGGCTGGCCGCGAGTACCGCGATTTGAAGCGGGAGGCGGTCGCCCTTCGCAAGGAATATGAACAAGCAGATAAACCCACTGCCGCCATGAAGCGGAGCGTTGAGCAGGCGGAGCGGGCTGCAGCAAAGGCGGAAAAGACTTACAACGCCAAGCGGGAAGCCTTGGATAAGTTGGGCAAGGAACTGTCAGAGGCCGGGGTCAATACGCATCGCCTGGCCGGAGAACAGCGCCGCCTTGCTTCTGAGATGGAGCGTTCCCAACGTAAGTATGATGCCTTCAAAAAAGCCCTTGATGCTGATGTGGGCGGAAAATTTCGGAATATGGTTGGCGAGGCGGCAAAAGTGACCGCCGTTTTTACTGCTGGCACTGCCGCAGTGGGAACCGCTGTCACCATGACCAACAGCCTGATAGCCAAGCAGGAGGGGCTTGCAAAGTCTCTTGGTGTTTCCGGCCAGTCTCTACGTATGTGGGGCGGTCTTGCATCGGAAGCGGGGCTTGAAGCCGATATAGTGGGCGACCTCATTGAAGAGATGAGTAACAAGCTTGGTGAATCCAAGGGGCTTGCCGAGATTACCCCCGTTACCGAGTCGTTGCAGATTCTCGGACTTCGCTTTGAGAAATTGCAGGACCTGGCACCCGAGGAACAGTTTAAACGGATAATGGAAGCTGCCAAGGGGCTTGAAGATCAGCAAAAGGCCGTGGCTGCTGTCGATATACTCATGGGCGGTGAGGCTAACAAATTCACGGGCTACTTGCGCACCCGCAAGGAAGGCGTGAACGAACTTCTGGCTCAACAGAAGCAGTTGAATCTGCTTTCTGAGGAAGGGACGAAAGGGGCCTTTGCATACAATACCGCCATGAGCCGGTTTACCACGGTGATAAGTTCAGCCTGGCAAGAGGTGTCCGGCCTGATCGGCGGCGCACTCGCCCCGTTGATTCAGGACATGGGGCCGAAGCTTGCCGCCTGGCTACGGGAAAACCGGGCTACCATTGTGGGGGTGGGGGAATCCATCAAGGAATCCATCCCCAAGATTGTTGCCTTCGGGCAAGGTCTGTGGAGCGTGATGCAATCTATTGGTTCGGCAATCTCATGGGTTGCCGAGAAGATGGGCGGCTTTGAAAACCTCGCCATGGCCATTGGCGCGTTGTTGGCATCAAAAACGATTATCGCGGCTTTCCAGTTCGGCCAATCGTTATGGCAAGTGGGAACGGCATTGGCCCCGCTGGTAAGCATGGCCCTTCCAGCGCTTGGCTCGGGTTTGGCTGCCGTCGGCGTTGCAATCAAGGCGGTTGGCGTCGCACTTATGGCAAACCCTCTAGGCTTATTGATTACCGGAATCGCGTTGGCCGTGGCCGGAGTATACCGTCTTGTGACCGCCTGGGATGATCTAAAAAAGGCGTTCAGCGTTGGCGGGATGTGGGGAGCGGTCAAGACGTTTTTCGGGGCCGATGTACCTGAACCGGAAGCCGGTACGCCTTCCGAACCTCAAAAGGTCGGCGCCACGCAATCCCAGGGTGGAGAACATGCCGCCCCTTCTACCGTTGTCCAGGCCGTGAAGGTTGCGCAAGACTCCAAGGATGTTTCCAATAGGGTAGGGGCTGCTATGCCCCAAGCCGCCACGCCTGCCCTTGATCCCACAGGAAGTGAATCGGCAGATACTTCCGCCCCTGTGGTTATCCCGGCATTGCCTCCTGTTCAGCAAAAGGAATCCGTCACCGTTACCAGTTCGGTAGGGGATATTCATATCCATACGGCGGCAGGACAGGACCCTGAATCCATCGCAGAGGCTGTAATCAGGAAGATTCGGGAACGCCAAGACGCGGACCGGCGCAAAGCCTTATATGATGATGCGATTTTGTGGGGGTAATGAATGGCCGGCACGATGATCAAGCTTGGTTCGTATGTCTTTTCGCTGGATACCGCGGCCTATCAGCAGTTGGCCCGGTCCACGGCGTACAGGTGGCAGGCGCTGGACCGTGTGAATCAGCATGCAGCATTGCAGTATACGGGACCTGGCGAGGATACCATAACCTTGAACGGGGTGATTCTGCCTACCTTCCGGGGTGGCTTGGGGCAGTTGGATGCCATGCGCGCGGAAGCGGCCAAGGGTGAGCCGCTGCTTATGGTAGATGGCCAGGGCTACGTGCATGGGCGGTGGGTGATTCAGAGCATCAACGAGACTCAAAAGACCTTTGAGCGGAACGGTGCCCCGTTGCAGATTGATTTCTCCCTCCGGTTGAGAAAATATGATGAGGGGCAGAAGTAATGCAGTACATGACCAAGGATGGTGATACGTTGGATCGGATATGCTGGCAGTATTATGACGGCCAGCAAACGACAGTTGCCCAGGTGCTTGAAGCAAACCCTGGCCTTGCCGATCATGGCCCGCTTCTGCCTGCCGGGATAATTATCACTCTG